GGGCGTTTTCTGGGCAACCTGAATTTCACCGAAAGCCGTCAATGGCTGACTGGTCTTGAACTTGCCCTGCGAGTCTACCGGCACGTTTTTGAAAGAGCCGCCCTCGGTCTGGCCCACCACAACAGAGCGGGTGAGGGACGATACCATCGTGGGGTCAATGAAAGAATTTACGCCTAGTACCTGTGCGGAGAGAGCCGTCTGCGTGAACTTGGTGTCGAAGTAGAAATCGGTCTGACCGGCACCGGATGTCGTAAACCGATACCTTACATATGGTGTGAAGGCCACACTAGAGAACGTGCTGTATCCGTCGCCGTCTGTGTACGGGATCGACAGGGTGCGAAGAATGTCCGTCCCGGCTGCGTCCTGCACAAAATCAATTGTGATCGTGCCGGATGCACCGACACTGAGGATATCCGTCTGCACCTGAGTGTAGTCGCGAAGGTCGAGAACGCCGCTGTCATACGTCTCGGCATTGCCAAGAAGAGCGGTGGTCGAGAACGCCAGTGACGGTTCTTGGCCGACCGGGACCGGATTATCGGTTGCCAGTATTGTTCTGTTTAGATCAGACATCAGCCAATACCCCAGACACGGTAGGGTGTACTATCCGTGGTTACAATACTAAATGTCTTTGTACGGAAGCGATCAAAGGTCATAGTCTCTGTAGCCTTCAGGGTAATGTAAGAAGAATCGACGATGCTCTTAGGATAAAATTGAAGATCATTAACTGCACTGTCATTAGTAACAATAAGCTTACGGGTATGATTTTCAAAAACCTCAGTGACAGTCCCATTGACCGTCCCTTCAAAGGATTCAAGATTCGCATAGATCGTATCTGTCATCTTACCATTTTTCCTTATCCGCCCAGTAGGCCGCAGACATCTTACCACGTTTAATATTCTTTGCGTGACGAGCCTTAAATGATTCGCGCCGTTTGCGATACGATGTAGATTCGCCAGATTTCTTGGGTGAACCAGATACGCCTTGCTGTCCGAATCTGATCATTTTTACTTTGTCGCCTTCCTTGGCAAGAACGACGTGAGATTTTTTCGGGTGTCCCGGCGTACGCTTCGGTTTGTTGTATCCCGAGAATTTCTCGCCTCGATAGTTGATAGCCATGGTGCTGCGCCTAGCCGTACTGCACCGTGAAACTGGTGGTCGATGCAGGGGCCGACACCTTGACGATGCCGTCGAACCTGACACCAAAGTCTTCGATGTACATCTCGGTGGTGTCTGCTGCCGTCGTGTTGACGAACTTAATCTTGGTCGTTGCCGCCGCGCCGGTTACATCAACGACGGTGAACGTACCGACGCCGGTTGCATGAATGCCGTGAATACGAGTCTCCGTAAGCGTGACACTGCTTTCCACCTGAAGAAGGGGACCGCTACCGTCAACGTATGCAAAATTTACATTAGTTGCCATTGTACTCTCCAATAAAAGGGGGAGACGGTCTCCCATCTCCCCCGATTATCACATACCAAAATTGGCTTAACAAGTAGCGATTAGCTGCCTGCCGAGCCGAAGTAACCACGCCAGTCAGAGACACCGAAGCTGTAACGCTCCCGAGCCTTGAAGCGGAGATTACCGGTATCGAAGTCTTCTTCCATCTTCGTCTGAAGCGGCGTACGGACGAACATTTTCGCACCGTTCGGCACATCAGTCTTGACGAAATAGCCGTTCGTGTCGGTGAAACGACGGTTGACGAAGTAACCACCCGGAACAGCACCCAGCGCACGAAGGGCGTTGATGTCGTTACGAGCAAAGTTGTTCGTGTTGGTCGTCGAACCCGGCGACATGAGAATCTTCTCAGCCGTCCACTGAAGGGCCGGAGGGATGTGCAGAGACGTAGCACCCGCACCGATCAGAATACCACGATCATCCTCGATAAGCTGGATGTTCGTGAGAATCGTCTCCATAGCAGACTCGGACAGGTCCGCAGCAGCGGCAAGGTTCGACTGGTTACCAGCGCCAATGGTTGGATGCGAGGCGCTGAAGAACGCCGCACCGTCGCCAATGGCATAGTCACCGGTCGAGAAGCCGTTGTTGAAGATGTCGGCAGCTTTCACCTGCTTGGTGTTCGCCATCGCACGGGCCAGACCACGCGCACGGACCTTCGAGAAGGTGTCGTACAGATTGTCTTCCATCGCTTCTTCCGTGACGGAAAACGCGAGGGCAACAGTCTCGTGGTTGTACCGAGCGGTGTACGATTCCTGTGCAGTATCAAACTGAACAGCCGAACCTTCGGTCTTCGTCGGAGCCGAGCCGAAGCCGGTGAAGAGGACTTCCTCTTCGAAGCTGCGGTCCGAGTTCTCGGTGTCAAACAGAGGAGCATGCTCGTCGTTGACATCACCGTACTCAACGCCAAAGACAGCGTTGAGGCCGGGGAGCAGTTCCTTTGCGATATTACTGCGATTAATAGCCATAATTACTTACTCCCCTATTCGTCGTGCGAAGATGTGTCGGCGTCAACGAACTGGACAAGTCGGACTTCAACCTTCGGATATGCATCCGAAAAGCTGTTACCCGGCTCACCGTAAATGTCGAGGACACGGACCATCGCGGTGGTTTCTACACGGCTGGCAGCTTGAATACCGAAACCGGAAACACCGGTAACGGCGGAACCTGCGCCGAGCGTTACGTCAAAGTTCAGGTTGATATCGCCAACGGACACGGAGGCGTCGGCCTGAACAATGTAGGTCGCGGCGGGATCGTCAACAACGAACGCCGTCACCTCACCGACCGCCGAAGAAGTACCGCTCGGGAAATAATTCGAGAAGACCGGCTGCTTCGACACGGGGTCGATGTATTCACATCCCTGAAATGCACCAGTGGTGTAATTCGTGGTGGTTGTGATGACTTCAATGTAGCCTGCGTCCAGCTTTACGAGGTCGCCGTAAAAAATGTCGCTGCCGAAGGCATTGGCAACACGGTAACGGCTGGTGCCGGTGCTATTCACACCAGAACCACGACGACGCGAGGGGACGAAGCCATTAAGTGCTTTTGACAAAGCCATAATGTTACTCCTTAATCATTAAAGGAAGGCGTCCTTCCTTTAGTTACAGATGATTTGGAGGTGTTGTGGATCGGCATTGCTGCGGTTGACTGACGCATCAACTGGGCATTTACGTTATCCATCATCGTCCGGGATCGGTTCTCGTAGTACTCTTTTCTGCTTTGCATGCGCTTGGCAGAAGCCTTTGCGAGAGCGACGTCACCACGGACGACACATCCTTCAAACCGTCCCTCGTCCACGATACGAGAGTTAGCCATCATTTCAGGAACATCATTCGGTTCGACAAAAGTCCAACCATCATTCTGTCGGTCGCCTACGTTCTTGTAGTCGTCCTGTCCGTTGATCATAACACGAACCCAGCGTAGTGCCAGACCCTGATCAGCAAACCGTTCGATAACAGAATCGGGAATTGACAACCAGTTCGGTTCAGTGAACTCTTCGTCGAAACGCTGTTCGGCCTCCCGGCCTTCATCAACTCGGCTATTACGTGCTTTACTTTCACTCATGTTTTCGTCCTCCGCGTTAACCGACATTGATGGACGTGTAGTCGCCCGTCTCCGTCGCTTTTTCGGCCTTCGCCTTTTCTTTGGCGTACCGCTCAAGTGGGATGTTCCACCTCTTGGCAAGTTCAATATCGGCACGGGTCATCTTGACCTTCCGATTACCTTTCTTGCCGCCGGTAGAATCGGGAGACTTACGCGACTGTCCCCCTACCACTTGCTCCTTGGGTGACGAGGCAGGAGCGCCCCCGAACTTGTTAGGAAGTTCAGCGCGTAGTCGCTTATCAACTTCCTGATAGAAATCGTCCGATGTAGGATCGTAGCCCTCGTTCTTGAGGCTGGCATCAATGGCAAGTGCTGCCGCCGTTGCTACCTGATCCTGACCGAACCATGTATTCTTCTCAGCCCATTCAACAGCCTTCGGATCGTATGCCGGTTGCTGCTGCTGTGGCGCTACTTGATTATTAGCCTCCTCAGCCTGTTTCACAAGGTCGGTAGAATATCTTTCAATGTCTTGACGACCCTGCCGGACCAAGCCCATATTCTGCTTGGCGTCGAACATAGCTTCCTGAGCAGCCAACATAGCTTCTTTGTCGCCGTCATCATAAGCCCGGAGATATGCCTGACGGGCCATCTCAGCCTTTTCCTGAAGCTGTTGTTCAGTGACGTCATAGTTTTTCTTAAAGACTTCGGCATTCTTCTGCTCCGTCTCCTGCAACCGGGCCTGTAGTGCGGCCAGTTCCTGCTGCTGGGCAATGATATGCTCTTCGCGTTCCTTCCGCTGCCGGACTAGCTGTCGGATTCGTTTCTGTGCCCCGTCGGTGTCAACACCTTCAAGTTCCGGAGCAGCTTCGACAGGATCAGGATCGGGGGCCGCCTCGTCCACCTCGATGACAGTCTCATCTGTATCTTCAGACTCATCAACAGCCTGTACAGGTTCAGCTTTCTCTTCGGTGGCTTCCTCCTCAACTTCGTACTCTACTTTGTCGTCGCCATCTCGTACGGCTTCGACATCAACTTCATTCCAATCATCATCGGACATAGCCGATTCCTCCATAGTTTACGCCTATGAGGCGATGTTAAACATCGGATCAACATCCGAGGGGTCTTCAATCTTCATGATGATCTGGTCATCGTAAAGCATGATAAGGTTTACGCCCTTATATCGAAGTTTGTTCCCGTTCATCTTCCCGTAGCAGACAATGTCTCCTACCTGACACCACGGGCCGAGCGGGAACTTCTCGTCGTCCCGGTAGGCAAGATCACCGACAGCCAGTACACGGCCAACGGTGGTCAGGTAGTTGATGTCGTCCTTGAACGCGTCGGGGAGTATGATAGAGCCCTTCGTCTTGCCCTGAACTTTCAGAGGCCTGATGAGGAGTCGGTATCCGGGGATTGTGGGGAGCGGGGACGGGTCCACAATGTCTTCGTCCTGCGCCCAATCGGCATTACTGATAGCACCTGCCATCTTTGGTTCCATGACCATTAGTCGTCTTCTCCTTCCGCTGTACGTTTCTGGATTTGTGCGACCAAATCCTGACACCATTTCAATCCTGAGATGGTGCCGACGTATTGACGATAGGCAGAATAGTCCTCTGCGCCATTGGACCCAAGGAGTTTTTCGTACTCCGTAATCTGGTCTTCTATTTGTTTCTTGATGTCTTCGAAATACATAGGTTCTCCGTTACGTGGGGAAGACGGAATACTTAATTACTTACCTTTCTTAATCTGGTAAGTAGACTTGTCAGAGTTCCGAAGAACTTCACGTTCCGCACGGACACTGAAGTCGTTCTGCGGAATCTTGGCGGTGTCGCCGTAAGATTTACCTTTGCCTTTTGCCATTACTATTTTCCTTTGGGTTTACGAGCAGCCCCGAAGCCCTGCCCTGTTGGACGACATGCCTTGCCATACTTTGTTTTTTTAGCCATTACATTCTCCCATAAGTATTCATGATCTTGTCGCGGATGTTGTTGACTTGGCCGCCACTAGCCGCTCCGCCGGTCGCGGTAAACCTACGAGTGGTCTCGTTCATTGCGTCGTTAAAGCCGTTGTTCGGATTTGGCTGCCGACTTACATCAACTCGTTGCCTCATACGTGCCCCCGGAGTCTTATTAGGAATGGGGGCAAGTTTAGACCTAATCATAGACGTTAGTCTTTTGATTCCGGCTGGTCCTGAGTTTATAAGCCTATTAACTACACCAGCACTAATACCGGCTTGTGCTGCAAGTTTTGGAATAGCAGTCATAGGGATAAATGCAGAACCAAGGGCAAGAGCCTGATTTTCTCTGTCGCCTTCGACTAATCGTCCACGGCGTTCTGTGTATTCGCGTCCGCTTGGTCCGCTCATACGATCAACCATCCTGCGTTCTGCTTCTCCATCGCCGCTCATGAAAAGATCATAAGTATCTTCAGGAGTCATTCCGGTCCGTGGAAATACTTCGTTGGCTAACTGCGACTTCATCATGCGTGTGAAGGCTTCGTTCTGTGCTTCCGTCATTCCTTCGGGCCGACGAGTAGAAGGACTTTGAGACATGTCGCGCATAACCCTCATAGCATTGGCTTGTCCGGGCCTGTATTGAGCCATAGGTTCAATATCGGATGCACGAAGCGGTGCCATCTGACCGGCCATTAATCCGGCAAGACCTTCGTCCCGTTCAAGAATAAGGCGTTCAGCGGTTTCTGGATCAAAATCAGGACGGGCAACTTCAGGCAGAGATTCACGAGCATAAGCCTGACGAGGCGCGGCTGCTGGAAGTTCTTCAATTCCGACAGGTGTGCGTGGCGCAGTGTCGGGGGACGGCATTACTTCCATGGCTGCACGGGTGTCGTCAACAATCATATCGTCAGGAACAGGAGCAGGGACACCGTCCCCGGCATCGTCCATGTACTTTTCAAGAATATCGGCAACGCGGCTGTAGTCTTCTATTTCGCCCATCGATCCACGGGCAGATTCTACGTCACGGAGTGCGTTGTACAGGGCATCACCCGACAACCTGTCACCCGCCTCTGCGTAGAGTTTACGACCAAGGGCTTCACGACTTGTCGCCCGGTCACCTGCATCGCTGACCTGAGACAGCATTGCCATAATATCGTCTTGGATTGCCATGATTACTTTCCTGTCAAGTTTTGAAGTAGAAGATCAAACCGAGCCTCTTCCTGCTCTGAGAGTGTACTACGCGGAGAGTTGCTATCAAAACCGAGACTGCTGCCTACTTGAGAGACAAGATCGCTGATGCCGCCTGATTCGGCAGGTGCTGCTGCGGCTTCAACAATATCGGATGCTAACTGCGGACGGGGTTTTGGTTCGGCATACGCACCTTCTGGTGCCGACATCGGGACCATGCCTACCTGTGTTCGTTCCATTCCGGGAATAAAATCAGGACGCAAACGACGTACGTTTTCAGATTTTTGCTCACCTGCAAGATAATCAGCAAACGCTTCATGACGGACGTTGATTGACGGAGTTTTGTCCTTAAAATCTCGAAGTTCTGCTTCCATGTCTTCAATATTAAGATTTGTTGCGGCAGTCCAGAAATTTTTATATTTTTCTGTGGGCTTTGAAATACCATACTGAAACGCAACTGAGGCAATAGGCGTTGCAAGACTTGCCGGTAAGCTGTCAAAAGGAATACCAGAGGCTTCTTCAAATTTTTTCTTTAGTGGTTGAAGTTCTTTTTCTTTGGTATACTCAGTTACCTGTCGTGCTTCTGGCTCTGTAAGAACCAGATTATCTGCAATGTCTTTTGCTGCCTGTCCAGATTTCCCAAAGTAAGGTTCTAACTTATCTATTAAGTTTTCAGGCAGTCCCTCAAAGTATTTTCTATTTTTACTTTTTAGGTCAACTCCCATTCCAATAGTTACGCCTGAATTTCCTCCGGGCCAGTGGCCGGTGGGTTTAAATCCTTCGGCAATTTCAATAAACTTGTAGTCTACGTTAGACATATCAGCCACCAGCGGCCTCTGACTTGGCAACATCAGCAAGAAGATCAATAAGCATCTCACGACGATTTTCTTCACGGTCAAGTTCTGCCTCCTCCTTATCCGACATCAGCTTGATACCGTCCTTCAGTGCAGACATGCGTTGCTGGTCTTCGCGAAGGTCTAGCTGACGATTTGTCGTTGCAATCTTGGCAGCGTCCTTGATGGCGTCCAGCTGAAGTTTCTCCTGATCAAGACGGAGACGTTCCTGATCAATCTGGACCAGTCGTTCCTCGGGACTACCCGCCGTGACAATCTGCTGATTCGCCGTGGCAACGCGGGCAGCAGCCTCTGCAATGATCTGGTCCTGCATTCCCTGCTGTACTGCCATCTGATACTGCTCGGGCGGAACCGTCTGGGCAACGACGCCCTCGATCTGTGTCTTGTACCGGAGCATCATGTGTTCGCGGATGTTGGCCTGAATGATCGGGGCAAACTGTTTGAAAGCCTCAGACGCACCCGCAGTCGGGTCGGACAGGAAGTTTGTCTTGACCTGAATGTGTGCCTCATGATCCTGTCCGGGGAAGGCAGCGATGGGCATTCCCTTCGTGGCATTCATGATGTCGGTCACCGGGTCTGCCGGTTGGGCATCCTGCTTCTTCGGAATGACCTGATCAATGTTCGGGAAGTCTGCTGCCTCAAGGACCTGTCGGATAAGTTCGGTGTTGTTGAATGTCCCCGGAGGCGTCTGTGCTGCCAGCTGAAGGGCCAGACTTGCCAAGGACAGTCGGTGGGCACGACTCGGGATGTTCGGGTCCGAGACGGGGAGAACGTCCACACGACCATCAAAATCCTGCTGGAAGATGTTCATGTCACCCTCCGGTGTGGCGTACGGGTAGCCGTTGACAGGGACAAACGTCTCATTGATCTGGGCCAGAATCTTGAACTGCTGACGCTGGGCATGGTGGAGACGCTTGTGGACTGCCGAGAAGAACTTGGCCGAGGCCTCGATCAGGGCCATGGTTGTCCCGACAGGTCCGTACCCGGACGAGTCGTTGACAACCTGATCGGTCTGATCGGCAAACTTTTCCGCCGCCCCGGAGACAAAGCCGAGCAGCTGGAAGAGTGTGTTGGATGGTTCCTTGTAGGGCAGGTTGACGATGGCCTTGTTCAGGTCCATGCCGAGTGCCTCTACTTCCTTGAACTCACCGGGGCTGATCGGGTCGTTATCACCGACAACCCGGACACCCTTCGCCTTGAAGCCGCCGGGAAGGTTGGCGAACTGACCGGCATCGACCAGCGCCCTCATGGCCGACGTTGCCGTCATGGTCAGGTTACCGATCAGGTGGATCAGGCCGAGACCGTAGAACCCGAAGCCGGGGACAAACCGGTAGTGAGTGAAGTGGATCATCTTCTCGGCGCGGGGATCATCTTCACGATAGTTGCGACGGAGGGACAGGACCTGACGCGAGGATTCCTCGACTGTCACGATGTAGGGATACGGCATGTCGTCGTCTTCGAGTTCGAGATAGACATGCTGTTCGAGAAGGGTGTACTCCGGGTCTTCGGAGTTGTTACCGGTGAGTCCCATGATCTCGTCAATCTTGGACGAAATCTCATTGTCTGATCTGTTACTGTCCGGATTGTCCGACAGGTCTTCGACATCACGGTACATTCCTGCTGCGATGTCACGGCGAATATCGACCGGCGACTTGTAGATGATGTGGGTGTAGCGGTCTGCACGACGCAGGTCAGTTGCCGAGTAGTTTACATAGAACTGATCAATCGGGATATGCTCGGCAGTCGGTCGTTCCAGACCGCCGTCGTAGTACATCTTGACGATTGCAGAGCCGACAATAGGGAGATGGAACAGCATCCGCTCCATCTCGTCAAAGTACTCGGGCATCATCTCGGTCAGTTCGTAGTTCATGAACCGGCGGACACGGTTGGACTGCTGGACAATACGGGAGTCAGGATCACCGATGATCTGTGTGCGGACAGGACCGTTGGCGGGGAGAATCTCCTGAGACGCCTTCGACTGGAACTTGACTGCCGACTCGATGATCAGCGGGTGTGTTGCTGCACACGATCCGTCGAATGCCGTCCCGGTCTCCTCAAACTTCAGGCCGAGCAGGTCGAGACCACGGGTCAGTGTCTCGTCCCATTCGGAGCGGCTGTCCTTGTCTGCCTCGAATCCTTCGATGACACGTTCTGCAATGTCCGACAACTCGTCGTCGCCAAGATACTCGGCAAGGTTGGCAAAGTGCGGGATTTCTATTTCTGCCACGACTTCGTCCTGCATAGACACCATGAACGCCATGTCGTCGGGCGACAGACCTGAAAGGTCCCCACCTTCGACTTCCATTTCAACTTCGGGGAGACCGTCTTCCAGTTCAATACCCGGAGGAAGCATCGGGCCATAATTTTCAACGAGTGACATTAGATTGCCTTCGGTTCGTGGTTATAGGGATTGCCTTGGGAATTATACGGGTGGTCAGGGCAGTACCCAATAACCGCCGCGTTTCTTTCGAGGCTGGTCGTCTTCCCACTCCGGATCGTCGGGGTGTTCGACTCGCCATGAGTCCTTGACGTAGAGGACTGCCATTGCCATGGCGTCTACCATGTCGTCGTGCTTACCGCCGGGGAAGCGTAGTGCCTGATTGAGTAGGTCATCTGCCCACTGTCGATCCGACGGTATCCAGACTCGGCCAGCCTCCATCAGCGGGGTTATTGCATTGACACGACTGACTTTGTCGCGGTCAGGGTTGTACTCCATGATTGGCAGACCGGCACGACGCAGGTCTTGAATCAGCGATTGACCCGATGCCTTCTTCTCGACAATCATCAGGTCCGGTCTGTGGCGGTCGTACTCCTCCTGTGCAAGGGCACGTAGTTCTGGATACTCCCATCGCCCGTGTTCGTTCCCGAGCAGTATTAGATTGGCAACGATGTGTTCGGTCCCGGCACTGTCTGACTGTTTCTGATGGAATATGCCCCATGTCTGGATTACCGATTCGTCGGCAGTCTGTCTGGTGCTGAAAGCCGTGTCGAGTGTCTGGACGACAAACTCACAGGAGGGTGGATCGCTGTCTTTCCACGGCTGGAGGTAGCCCATCTTGATGATACCGCCGTCGTCGGGCGTCGGGTTCTGCATGTAGAGCGACTGCCAGTACTTTGCACCGTTGTTCGACCTGATCTCGGCCTCGTCCTGTCGGAGCAGTTCATCTGTCTTCCACTCCGGAAAGTAGGACGACCCCACCGGCAGTCCGAGAAGGTCAGATGCTTCCTCGTCTACCCATGCAGGTATCTTGATGACCTTCCATGGCTGAGTTTCCGCCGCGCCTTCGCCGCCCCCTTCATTGCCCTGATTTCGGAGGAGCCACCCAC